CTAATTGGTATGCCCAGAAAGAACGGGAAGTCCGCCCTATCTAGTGCGGCTATCGGTTTGTATAGTTTGCTCGGTGAAGGTATTGGCGGTGGAGAAGTTATCGCGGTCGCCGCTGAGAAAGAACAGGCTCGAATTGTTTTCAATGAAGCAAAGCGTATGGTCGAATCTTCGGAACTTAGCGAGTTAGTCCAAATCTATAAAGACTCGATCTACGTCCCTTCGACTAACTCAGTTTTCAAAGTCGTTTCCGCCGAAGCTTATTCAAAAGAAGGTCTTAACCCAAGCAGGGTAATTTTGGACGAGCTTCACGCTCACAAGAACCGCGACTTATACGACGTATTTTCGCTCGCTATGGGTAACCGTGGCAAGATCGGGCAACTGGTCGCAATCACTACCGCAGGAACTCGCACCGATTCAACGGGTAACGACTCTATTGCTTACGAGCTTTACAACTATGGCAAGAAGATTATTACGGGGGAAATCGTAGACCCTTCGTTCTTTATGGCGTGGTGGGAAGCCGACCCCGAAGGCGACCACAAAGACCCCGCTCAATGGGCTAAAGCAAATCCGGGTTTCGACGATCTAGTTTCGCTTCAAGACTTCGAATCTTCAGTCCGACTAACTTCGGAAGCCGAGTTCCGAACTAAGCGACTTAATCAATGGGTGAACGCTAAGGAAGCGTGGCTACCTGCGGGCGTTTGGGATAACTTGACGACCGAGTTCGAGATAAGCCCGGACGACGAATATGTTTTGGGTTTCGACGGGTCTTGGAATAATGACTCGACTTCGATCGTCGCGGTTATTCTGCCGAAGGAAGAAGGGAAACCGTTTAGGGTTTCAAGGGTCGCTTCTTGGGAGAAGAACTTTGCTATCGACGACGACTCTTGGCGGGTATCTAAGGACGAAGTAACCGCTTGGCTTATGGACTTTACGGAGAAGTATCCGCGAATAAAGGAAATGGCTTGCGACCCTTCGTATTGGTTTGACGAGCTTCTTCTCTGGCAGGAATCGGGAATACCCGTAGTTATGTATCGGAATAGCCCCGAACGAACCGTCCCAGCGACTTCGAAACTTTATGACGCGATTATGAATACTAAGTTCGTTCACAATGGCGACCCGGCTCTAACAAGGCACATAGAGAATTGCGTTCTGAAGGTAGACGCTCGCGGCGCAAGAATCACAAAGGATCACAGACAACCGAAACTCAAAGTCGATAATGCTATCGCTCTACTTATGGCTTACGACAGGGCTTCGGCTAGAATGGAAGAACAAGTTATCCCGCAGTTCTACTCTTAGGCAGGTATGTTAGCTACTCTTACGCAAGCTCTCGGTCTAGTCGCTATCGCTATTGGCGTCGGCTTTATCTTTCCGCCCGCAGGTCTAATCGTCGCAGGTATCGGGCTAACCCTTTTCGGCTTGGCTTTAGAAAGAAGTAAATAATGCTAGGTAATCTCTTCGAGAGTCGAGCAATCAGTTTCCAGACCCTATGGGGTTCGGGGTCGGACATTGAGATTCTGAATCAGTCCGGGACGGTAATCAACAACAAGACTTCGTTCGAGATCGTCGCTTTCTTCTCAGCGGTATCTCTAATCAGCGACACTATTTCGACTTTACCTATGGGGGCTTACCGCCGCGAACTCGGTCAGCGAGTCTACCTAAACAACCGCCCTGCTTGGGTCGATCAGCCCGACGTGGACTCTAGCCGAGCCGCTCACTATCAGCAGGTTCTAGTTTCTCTTATGACTAGCGGTAACTCTTACACAAGGGTTTTTAGAAACAACTCTGGGGAAGTAGTAAACCTAGTCGTACCTACTCGAACCGGGTGCTATCAAAGGCATTAGCAGGGTCGAGAAACTAAAGGAAGCTCTAGGCGTAGCTTCGGCTCTTCAGTCTTACGCCGCCCGCTTCTTCGGTCAGGGTGCGACGACTCAAGGAATTATCGAGTATCCCGGCAATCTTCTACCCGATCAGGCGAAGCAGTTGCGCGACGGGTTCGACTCAGCTCACAAGGGCTTTAGAAAAGCACACCGCACGGGAATCTTGACTGGCGGCGCAACTTACAAGACCACTACCGTAAACAATGACGCGGCTCAGTTCTTGGAGAGTCGCCGCTTTGCGGTCGAAGAAATTGCGAGAGCGTTCAATATTCCGCTTTCCTTTATGGGTATTCCCGGCACACAAAGTTACGCCAGCGTGGAGCAGAATGCGATTCAGTTCGTAACCCACTGCCTACGTCCATATATCGAGAAGATCGAGTGGTCGTATAGCCACCTTCTCGGTGCTGGAGAGTTCATCAAGTTCAACGTGGACGGGCTAATGCGTGGCGACTTCAACTCACGAACTACCGCCTACAATTCAGCTCTTCTAACGGGTTGGCTTTCAGTAGACGACGTTCGACGCTTCGAAGATCTGCCACCCGTTCAAGGCGGAAGCGTTTACCGAGTGCCACTTGCTAACGTCGATCTAGCCGCCGCTGGTCTAGTCGAGCAACAGACAAAGGTAGTTATGGCTAAGACTCTTACCGACGCGGGCTTCGACCCTGCCGACGTTCTTGCCAAGCTCGGTCTGCCCGCCATTACTCACACAGGTTTGCCTTCTACGCAACTTCAGTCGGTCGCACAGATAAACCCAGAAGATCCCGAAAGCGTTTACTAATGACTTTGCCTATCGAGTCTGGGCGTTTGACGGTTGGGACTACACCCGTTCAAGTAGACGGCGTAGGCGTTTCCCCTATTCGCATTTACGTTCACAACGAAGAACCGACTAAGACTTTATATGTAGGCAACGGTAACGTTACGGTTCTAAACGGGTTTGGTATCGACAAGTCAAGCGTTCAAGACTTTCTAATCTTTCCGGGTCAGTCGCTTTGGATAGTTTCAGAATCAGCGGGACACGTGGTCAGTTATCTAAGGATACCCGTCTAATGCCTTACTTCATTACGGACGAAAGCTCAGACTGCTCAGGTTGGGCGGTCGTCGATTCTGCGGGCGAAGTTTTTGGTTGCCACGAAACAAAAGACTCAGCGATAAAGCAAGCGGTCGCTATCAGTCTTGGCGACGACGAACCTTTTATGGGAGAACGAAATGAAAATGGCGACCCGATTATTATTAGTGATCTTGACGACACTCTTATTCGTGGTCGTTCTCTAATTCGCAAGACCTACAACTATTTACAAACTCTCGACGGGGCTTTATTCCTAGTTACAGGCAGACCGACCGCCGACGAAGCGGAAACCCGCCAGACCCTAAAAGACTTAGGCGTTCGCTATACTCGACTAATTATGAATCCCGGTTCGCTTGCCGAATCGACCGACTTCAAGAAGGCAACCGCTGAGAAGTTGCTTGAAACTTACAACGTGCTAGAAGCGGTCGAGAATAACGCCGAAACTTTGCGGGCTTACCGTTCGCTCGGTATCAAGGCGACCGACCCAGCCGACCTACCCGAAGAGAACTCGGTTAGGGCTATAAATCAAGAAGCCCCCGCTTATATGAGAGCCGCCGCTCGACGCGGGCTTGAGTATTACGAGCAGGGACTAGCAGGGGACGGCGTAGTCGATCGCACTATCCGAGAAGCTCGACTAATGGCGGACGGTCAAGTTAGCGACGACAAGTGGGTTCGAATAGCGGCGTGGATCGCCAGACACCTAGTAGACCTTGATAGCCCAGACGCAGACCCGAACTCGGACAACTATCCTTCGGCGGGCGTAGTCGCTCACTTGCTTTGGGGTAGTGGACCAAGTAAGCGGGCGGCGGAACGTGCTAAAGATTACGCCGACTCGGTAGTTAGTAGAATTAGGGAAGAAGAAGAAAGCGAACGTATGACTGAAGAAAATCGCGCATTACCGGGCGAACTTACCGTCGGCGACTATGTTGCTTGGCTTATCGGAACTGAAGCCTATGCTGGAGAAATTGTTGAGCTTATGGACGAATCTGCCGAAGTAGTAATCTACAACGAAGAAGATCACGTCTGGCTTCCAACGGGTCTAAAGGTTACCGTCCCTATCGCCGATCTCAAGAAGGTAGACCCGCTAATCGAACCCGAAGAACTCCCAGAACTTACCGAGTCTATGATTATCCCTACCCGGACGAAGTGGCTCAACGCCGCTTACGCTATCAAGGCAAGAATCGAAGGGGTTACGGACGAAGGCAGGGCTAAGAACCCTAACGAAACCCGAATCGCCGACGTTACTTTCGAGCTTAGGGAAACGACCGACGGTATGACTTTCGAAGGCTACGCAGCGGTTTTCAATTCAGACTCTAGCCCGCTACCCTTTATCGAACGTATTGCTCCGGGTGCTTTCTCGAAGAGCCTAAAGTCTAGGAACGACATAAAGCTTCTATGGAATCACGATACGGGAATCGTTCTTGGATCGACTAGGGCTGGCACTCTTCGACTTATGGAAGATAGTTTCGGTCTGAAAGCGGTCGCTTCTCTACCAGACACCCAAGCGGGACGGGACGCGGCGGTGTTGCTCAAGCGTGGCGACGTTTCGGCTATGAGTTTTGGCTTTACCGTTCCTACGGGCGGCGACTCTTGGGATAAGACGGGCAACGTTCGCACCCTAAACCGAGTTTCTCTCCACGAAGTTTCTTTAGTGGCTTTCCCCGCATATAGTTCGACGACCGGGACGACTTCAGTTCGCTCAGTCGAAGGCGGTATCGACGCAGACACTCTCGCAGACGCACTACTGAAACTCGAACTAGGTGAAGAGTTAGAAGCAGACCAAGCAACCCTAGTTACCGAAGTAGTTGGTAAACTTACAAAGACTCCAGAAGTTCAAGAAGTCGAAGGCGATATCTTAGCTCTGAAGAAGAAGAAACTCGATCTACTAATGTTAGGAATCTAATGGCAACGAAAGACGAAATCGAACTAGCGGTCAAGCTAATAAAAGAAGTTGCTGGCGACCCTAGCTCTGGCGTAGTGAAGGAACTTATCGACGCTATCGCAAGTTCGGCTAACCCGGCTAAAGAAGTTCGGGTGAAAGCCGTCGAAGAAACTCGCTAATCGCTCAAGCGAGTTTCCCCCGCCAGACTTCCCCCTTTCGTCTGGCGGGGTTTTCATTGGGGCTAGGTAATGGTTTCGATTAGTCGTAAAACCCGAAACGGGAACGGCTAAGACCAGAGTTCGATTCTCTGCTAGTCCACCGAATCTGTATTACATACACCATTTAGAATTGACTTAGGTTCTGAGTCTGCTCGACCTGCTTCTGTTCTGAGTCTGCTCGGCAGAAAAACCCCCTAATTCATTTATCAAAGGAATCTAATGTCTGAGTTCATCAAAGCTCAAGCAGACGTTCGTTCAAACCTTATCGCGCAGGTTCGAGAAGTTATCGACCTAGCCGAGCAGGAGAAGCGTGGACTATCTGCTGAAGATCTACAGAAGATCGACCGTCTAGAAGCAGATATTGCTTCAGCGGACTCTTCTATCGCTACCGCACAGAAGGTTGCTCAGCGTTCGGCTGAAGCGGCTGAAGCGGCGGCTTCGTTCGTCCCTACCGCTGAAACTTCGACTACCGACGCAGACACTTTGCGCTCGATCGCTCGCGGTGAAATGCGTGGAACTGAGTTCTCGCGTCGTGCGGCTCTAGTGCCTTCTGCCAACACCGTCGGTCAGTCTTTCTATGACCAAGTATTTCAGATTGCTACTTTGGTTGGTCCTATGCTTCAGACTTCAGAAGTTTTCAACACCACTTCTGGAGAGAACCTAGTTATCCCAACCGCTACCGCAATTTCTGGTTCAACCGCTACTGCGGCAGGATCGGCACTTGGCGAAAGCAACCCAACCTTCAGCTCAATTACTTTGGGCGCAACCAAGTTCGGCGCACTTGTTAGTGTCGCTAACGAGCTAGTCGCAGACGCAGGTTTCGACATCACCGCCTATATCGCACAGCAGTTGGGAACTTCACTCGGTATCGCTATGAACACCGAACTTACTACTGGAACTGCGGGTCTTGCGACTTCAGCAGGTTCGGTTGTTACTGGTGGCACAGGCGTAAGCGGTGTGGCTTCTTACGAGAACCTAATCGACTTGGTGTATGGAATTGCCGACGGCGCACGTGTGTTGCCGGGCTTGGGCTTCCAAATGTCTAAGTCAGGTATCGCGGCGGCTCGCAAGCTAAAGGACGGCGCAGGTAACTACATCTGGCTCGACAACGCAGTAAACGGTCAGCCAGCACAGTTGCTCGGTTACCCGGTTTA